GCAGGTACACCTGCGAGGACAACTATCAAGAGATGAACAAGCATTCCTCAAGAACTTCATAGAACTACCTGAAGCCCCACCTCGTGAGAACAGACAGGCTCGTAGAGCCAACACTCAAGCGATTAAAAAACTCTTTAGAGAAGAGGCAAAGAAGAAAAGAGATGAATTACCCAACGAAGACTTGTAACAAGTGTAAAGAAAGAAAACCCATTGAAGAGTTCCACATGAATAGATCATCATTAGATGGATTAAGGAACGACTGCAAGAGATGCCGTACTACACCCTCCGATGGATTCTATTCAGTATACTACCTACCAGAACACAACTATGTAGGTATGACTAAACACATCAAGAGTAGAATGCAATACCACAGGAAGAAGGGTAAGGTAACTGAAGGTTACAAGATAATTGGAACATATGATAGTGCAATAAAAGCACACTATATAGAAACCAAGATGCACTTGAGAGGATACGAGGGTTTTCATTACTATGAAACGAAACGATAACAAGTAGGTTAACATTGTAAACAACAAGTAAATACAATGCCGTTTAAAGAAGGACAAAGTGGTAATCCTAATGGCAGACCTAAAGGTTCTGCTAATAAGACTACAAACAAGATACGAGAAGCATTCACAAAGCTCGTAGAGGACAACTTGGAGAATATGACTCTATGGCTAACGGATGTAGCAGCAGACAACCCAGAGAAGGCTCTAAACATTATCAACCAAATGGCGGAGTACACTACGCCTAAACTTGCAAGGGTTGAGAACAAGATAGAGACCGATGAAGAAATTAACGAAGTCAAGATAAACATTGTCAAGCGTAGAGATTCAAACGAGTGAGATATTTGAGAAGAATTGGAATGCACCTACCAAGATTGTAGTCAATCAAGGGGGTACTCGTTCTGGTAAGACCTACTCACTCCTACAACTAATCATCGTATTGGCTTTATCCGAAAAGGGTAAGGTCTTTACTATTGTGCGTAAATCTCTGCCCTCCCTCAAGATGACTGCGATGAGGGACTTCATAGAGATACTCACCAATATGCACCTATACGATGAGAAGTACCACAACAAATCGGAACACATCTACAGGCTCAACGGTAACATCATTGAGTTTGTATCCCTTGACCAACCACAAAAGAAAAGGGGAGCAAGAAGGAACTACCTGTTCTGCAACGAGGCGAATGAACTTACTTGGGAAGACTTCTTTCAGTTGCTCGTTCGTACAACCGATAAGATATATCTTGACTACAACCCTTCCGATGACTTCCATTGGATTTATGACAAGCTGCTCACAAGAGATGATGTTACCTTCATCAAGAGTACTTATCTGGACAACCCTTTTCTTGACAATAGCATTGTATCGGAGATTGAAAGACTCAAGGGTACTGATGAAGACTATTGGCGTATATACGGATTGGGTGAAAGGGGTCAAAGCAAGGCAACGATTTTTACATTTATGGAAGAGGAAGTTCCCGAACAGGCTAAACTCCTCTCCTATGGTATGGACTTTGGTTTCACGAATGACCCCACTTCTCTCGTGGCGGTATATGTGCTTGACCATAGTCTATATGCAAAGGAACTGCTTTACGAAACGAACCTCACGAATAGGGACATCTCGGAAAAACTCAAAGCATTAGGGATAGATAGAAGAACTGAAATCTTTGCCGATAGTGCAGAACCTAAAAGTATAGAGGAACTCTACAGGATGGGTTGGAATGTAAAGCCAACCAAGAAAGGTGCTGATAGCATCAATGCAGGTATTGATATGCTGAAGCGTTACAAACTCCACGCAGTAGGTCACAACCTTGTCAAGGAGATGAGGAACTACAAGTGGGTAGAAGATAAGAATGGTAAGTTACTCAACAAGCCTATAGATGCGTTTAACCACGCAATAGATGCAATGAGATATGCAACCTACAATAAGTTAAGCAGACCGAATTATGGCAGATACGCAGTTAGGTAAGAAGGTAACGGTTAAGTTACCAGAGAATGCAAGGGAACTAACTATTGAGCAGTACCAAAAGTTCCTGAAAGTAAAAGGAGATGAAACCTTCACAACACTCAAGGCATTAGAGATATTTGCCAACATCCCATTGAAGGTAGCCTATGCTATGAGAGCAGATGACATTTTAGACATCTCTAATCACATCTTATCTATCGTAGGTGGTAATCATCCACTCACAAGGAGATTGTCCTTTAGAGGCAAGGAATATGGATTTGTTCCTAACCTTGAGGAGATGAGCTTTGGCGAATACATAGACTTGGATACTTACTTGTCCGATATGGACAACCTACATAAGACTGTTGGGGTCTTGTACAGACCCATCACAATATCTAAAGGAGACTACTACGAGGTAGAGCCATATACAGGCACGGATGGATATAGTGACTTCCCATTGGATGTAGCGTTAGGTGCTACGCTTTTTTTTTATCGTTTAAGCAACAAATTATTGAGGGATACCCAGACCTCTTCACAGGAGGAGACCGAGAAGAACTCAATCTCTCCGCCTCCGCTAACTTCAGTAAGAAGTGGGGATGGTACGGAAGCGTAGACCATTTAGCAGGTGGTGATGTTGCAAGATATGATGCCATCACCCAACTCCCCTTGTCGCAATGCCTTACCAAACTTGTCTACGACAAGGAGAAAGCAGAGGTAGAGAAGAAGATGTTGAAGCATTAGGTTTAAATACCTACGGGATTAGTATTTAAAACTCAATTTTAGTGTTAGATTTGGTAGTGTTAATAATTTTGTTTATATTTATATCATAATCAAAACAACTAAAAGTTCTTTATTTATGGAAAGTGTAAAAACCAAGTCGTGGGTTTACAACGATGGTGGTAGGTCAAACTACTTTACAGGCAAGAACGCAGGTGACTGCGTTACCAGAGCTATAGCGATTGCATCGGGAATGGATTACAAAGAAGTTTACAGAACATTCGCTAAACTTAATGCCGAAAGAGGTGTTGCAAGAAGTGCAAGAAATGGTGTGTATACCAAGTCCAAAGCCTTTAAAGACACTATGCGAGAGTGGGGTTTTAGATGGATTGCTACTATGCAAATAGGAAGCGGTTGTCAAACACACTTAAAAGCAGATGAATTACCTAAAGGTAGAATTGTATGTAGTTTGAGTAGGCATTATGCAGCCGTTATTGATGGTGTAATAAACGACACCTACGACCCAAGCCGTAATGGGCAGAGATGTGTATACGGTTATTGGATTTACGAAGGTTAAACAAAGCCCCTCTTCGGAGGGGTTTTTTATGCTTAAACACTAACGCAAAGAGGTGGTTAACATAGTATGAGTTTCTATGATATAACAACCAAGATAAGAGAACACCTCATTGCTAATAAGCAGGTGAACACCGTTACAGAAGGTGACATCTTTGAGGTAGACCTCAACAAGCAGACTATCTTCCCCTTGTCACATATTATGATAAATAATGTGACCTTCAACGACATTGGTATTACCTACTCAATGAGCATTCTATTTATGGATGTAGCAGATGTGAGTAAGGCAGACCCAAGAGATGAAGCAGACATATTCTATGGGGTAGACAACAGGCAAGACATTCTAAACACGCAACTGATGGTTGCCAACGATTTAGTCAGCCACTTAAAAAGAGGTGAACTAATGAGAGATAAATACCAACTCAATGGAACACCATCTTGTGAGCCATTTGAGGATAGGTTTGAGAACCTTCTGGTAGGTTGGAATCTAACCTTGTCTATAGACATTGCAAATACTATTACCCTTTGTCCGTAATAACGAGAAATACCGAGATGGTGCTACGGCAGTTTGCCGAGCGAGTAATCAAGGCAGCACGACTGAATCTTGGTGCTACTCGTACTATTACCTATAACGATGGTAAGAAGAAAAGAAGGAGACAAGTTAGTAGTGGGAAACTCAAAGATAGTTTGGACTACGACCTCACAACAGGTGTACACCTCCTTATGTCTTTCAAGATGGCGGACTATGGAAAGTACATTGATGAGGGGGTAAGCGGTACAAAGTATAAAGTACCCAATGGATCAAGATTTGCTTTTG